AATACCGTCACTTTCAGGAGGTGAGGAAGATTTTTTACAAGAAAACTTTTATAGAAATCTTCCAATAGGCACAATAATTTGTAAAGAAATAACAAATAAACAAGAAAGCAATCTTTTGTTTTGCTATCCAATGTTTTCTTCTCATTTATCTTTACCAATAAAGCCTGGTGAAATTGTCTGGTTATATCAAGATATAAATGTAAGTCATAGGTTTACAAAAGAAGAAACTTTGCTTTCACCACTTTTAGGAATAGAATACTTTTGGCTTTCTAGAAAAATAGGAGCAAAAATATCAGAAGATTTAAATTATAGTTATATACAAAGAGATGCTAAAATAAATGATTTGCCTAACAATAAAAAAAATAAAACAAATGAGGACATACCAAAAAATTCTAGAGAAAAGAAGGAACAAAAAGAAAAAGATAAAAAGTTAAAAAATAATATTACAATTCCTTCATATGACGAAAATCCTGTTTATAATACAAAGTTTGGCAAAAGTCTACACAATACAAAAGATTCTTATAAAAAAGGAATAAAAGAAAAACAAATTTTCCCAAAGTCAGTCCCTAGATGGAATTCAAAAACTCATGAGTTAACATTACAAGGATCAAATAATGCTTTACTAAATTTAACAAATTCTAGTTATAACGGTAATGAAAGTGACAAAAAAAACGGAGGTGCAATAGACATTGTTGCAGGTCGTCATTCTTTAAATTCATTTAATGAAAAAAAAGAAGAAATGTTTTTAAAGATAAAAGATAAAAAAATTATTAATACAGACAAAGAAGACAATATTTTTAATGTAGACTTTGATAAAACAAACCCAATTGTTTCAATAAAAAACAAAGAAGAAAATCATGAAATATTAAAAGATCAGCTAATTTATTTTAAAGAAACATTATTGCCTGAAATTGATGATGTAACAAAAAGTTTAAATGGACTTACAAGAGAAGGAAAAGCAGACTTTGACAATGATGCTTCAAGAATATACTTGTCTGAATTTGAAAATAATATTGATACAAATAATTTTTATGATATTACTTTTGATGACTATATGGTCTTAGATTTTGAATCTGAAAAAGTTAAAACTAAACACGATAGAAAAGAAGACTATTTAAAAAATGTTTTAAATATTGAAACAAATAATTTAAAATTTGAAAACAAAAACAAACTATTAAGTTATGAAGATGGGCGACCTAGCATTTTAATTAAGTCAAACGATGTTAGAATAGTTGCAAGAAAAGAAAAAAATAACGATTTAAAAGAAAAAGCATTATTAAGCGGATCAATAAAACTAATAAAAGAAAGTGAAGACTATAGTAGCTATTCTTGTTTAAACATAGATAACGATGGTCAAATTTCTATAGATGGATCAACAATACTTTTAGGTAATATTAAAAAAGAGTTAATTAAACAAAAAATAAAAGACTTTGACAAATATCCTGAGTCAACTGAGGAATTTGAAGAATATAACAAAAAAATGCAAAAAATAAAGCACGAGGATTTAATTGATATGCATGGCAATGGATCTGGTTTGCTAATAGGTTACGATCCTAAATTTGCTGAGCCTTTAGTATTAGGAAATACGCTAGAAGCAATAATAAAAGAACTAATACACATTAATATAGACTTGACTGAAGAGTTAAATAAGATTTCTAAGGACTTGGCTACACATGTTCATATAGGTGTCCCTGGAATAGTTAATACAGGCATTCCACTTGCATCTAATGTCAAAGTTTATAACACATATTCAGGTACAGCAAGTGGTGAAATTACAGATAGGTACAAAAAAATACAAAAAAACTTAAAGGAAATGCTTTCTAGATTTGCAAAAACAACTTAAGTGATAATTAGTTAATATAAATAAAAGGATTTTTTATGTCTGAACTTGGAAAAACAGTATCTGAACTTGTACGTGCAGGTCTTTACAAGGCTAAAGCATTAGATACACAAAAAGTCCCTATAGGAATAAAAACACCTTTAGAAAAAGGCAGCGGAATTTCAGGTGAAACTTTATTTAAAATGCACTATGAAATAAAAGATCAAATAGTAGATAATTTAAAAAATCTAATATTAACACAAAAAGGTGAAAGATTTGGCTTTCCTGATTATGGAACTGACTTAAGATCTATATACTCTAATCCGCATCTTACTCCTGAACAAGCAGGCGAAGTTGCTTCAAGCGAAGTAAAAACTGTTATAGAAAAATACATGCCTAGCATTAGACTGGAAGAATTTTATTCTGAACGAGTTGATTTGGAAAATATTAACACGTTAGAAAACTACAAAGAAGATCCAAACAATATAACAGGTTTTTTACATATAGACTCGCAAAACAATAATATACAAACAAAAAAACCAATTGTAAAAGAACTAAACAAAGACAACCCGAATCTAAAGAGTGTATATAAAGTTCATATTAATTTTACAATTAATATAATAAACGCAAATGAAACATTAAAGCTATTTGTAAATAGCTCAAAATAAAATTTATTATTAGGATAATATAATGTCAAACAATGAAGTTGAAAATTACTTGCAAATACAAAGAAAAAATAATTTTTCTAATTTAACTTTTACTGATTTTAGAAGTGAACTTTTGCAATATGCAAATTCTTTTTATAAAGAGTCTATTGTAGACTTTTCAGAAGTTTCTCTTGGAGGTATGCTTTTAGACTTTGCTTCAATTGTAGGTGACTCTTTAATTTTTTATACAGAACAACAATTTAAGGAGTTAAGTTATCAAACAGCAACAGATCCTGACAATATAGTTAAGCATTTACAAAAAGCAAATATAAAAAAATCAAAAGCATCACCCTCATCAGTAAATATAACTTTTACAATTGAAGTTGATGTTAAGCAAAGCACAACAAATTATAACACTACTCCTGATAGTTTATATTTGCCTGTAATAAAAGAAGGTACTAGAGTTAAGTCAGAAACAGGAGTAATTTTTACTCTTCAAGAAGATGTTGATTTTAGAGAAGATTATAAAGTAGAAATTGGTGAAGAAGATATACAAGGAAATCCAATAACTTTATTTTTAAGCAAAAAAGGTTTGTGCGTATCAGGTGAAGTTGCTGAAGAGTCTTTTGACTTTACATCGTTAAATAGTAGTGATAGCAATTTGTTTTTAAGTCTAGAATTAGAAAATGATAATGTTACTAACATAATAAGTGTTACTGATAATGAAAACAACGAGTACTATAATGTTGAATATTTAACTCAAACAACTGTTTATAAAAAGACAATACACAAAGGTAAAAAGTATATTAATATAGTTCCTGCAATGAGAAGATATGTTGTAGAAGAAAACTACAGTAATGGTAAAACAAAACTAAGATTTGGTAATGGAAATGGTAAGTCTATAAAAGATAATGTTTTTAGCAATCCTGAAGTCTTAATGCTTCCTTTAAAAAATAAAGATAATATTAGCATGACAAGTTTAGACCCAAGCATGTTACTAGAAAATAGCACGTTAGGAATTTCTCCTTTTGGCAAAATATTAACTGTAATTTATAAATATGGAGGAGGCTCAAATCATAACTTACCAAAAAATTCTATACAAGAATTATCTGGAGCACCAATATTAACATTTCCTAATTTACTTACGATAGGTAATGATGAACAAGAAAAAATTAATGAAATTATAAACTCTTTAGGCGTTGATAATGAAAATAGTTCTGTAGGTGGAACACAACCTTTAACTCTAGATGAGCTTAAAGCTTTGATACCTGCGTCTTTAAAATCACAGTCAAGAATAATATCAGAAGAAGACTTGGTTAATAGAATTCTTACAATGCCTTCAGACTTTGGTAGAATACATAAGGTTGCAGCTTTTGACAATGAATATTCTTCTACTACAAAAGATCTATATATTTTGTGTAAAGATTCAGACGGTTTTTTTACTCATGCATCTGATGCTATTAAAACAAATATGTCTAATTACTTAAATGAATATAGAATGATAGGCGATAATTTTAATATACTTGATGTACCTGTCTATAACTTTGGCATAACAGCAAAAATTAGAGTACTAAAAGGTTTTGAAATAGAAGAAGTTTTAACAAATATAAACATAAATTTAGTTAAAAATTTAAATCTTAACAAATTAGAAATAGGAAGCCCTTTAAATATTGATTCAATTTATCAAATAATTAATGAAGTTGATGGTGTAGGGACTGTAATGACTGAACGCAAGTCGATAATCGTTCCTAAGACTAAAGAAGACGAGTTTTTTGATGAAGATGAATTAATTACATTTACTTATAACGATAATTTTTTTAATCCACATAAAAACTTTTTAGATGGAAAAGTATATCCGCCTAAAGGCGGCATATTTGAAAT